AGTATATTCGAGAGGAAAAAGCGATGAGAAAATGCATTATTGCGATCAATGGTTCTGGGGGTGTCGGAAAAGATACATTTGTTGACTTTTGCAGAGAGTCCGCGTACGTTATGAATATTTCTACAGTTGATAAAGTGAAACAGGCTGCTGAGATTTTAGGATGGAAAGGAGGTAAAAACGAAGTTGACAGAAAGTTTCTATCTGATTTAAAATTGTTAGCGGGCATATATTCTGATCATGCTTACGAACATGTGAAAAAAAATGTAGAGTTGTTTATGAACGCTCCGAATCACGCACGACCAAATTGGTCAACTCCATCATGTTATTCCGATTTAGATTTATTGTTTATTCACGTAAGAGAGCCTGAAGAGATAAAAAGATTTGTTGAAGACTTCGAATGCACGACTATATTGATACGCAACCCTTTAACAGATGTTATCACTACAAATATGGCGGATGCAAACGTAGACAATTATGAGTATGATTATGTTATTTATAATGACGGAACATTATTTGATTTAAAAGTTAAAGCTCATCAGTTTGTTTTTGATTTAGGAAGGGAGTGGTAAGTATGGAATTATTCTTAAACCTGTCAGTAGTTCAAGCTATATTACTAATAAAAGAAAATTTACAGTTCGTGTTGATTTGTTCATTAACTCTATTTTTTATAGTGTTAATAATCAGGATGTATCTATTTTTTAAAAGAGATTCACACATGGCTAGTTATTCAAGTCGTTGTTATAAAGATCGTTAATTTAAAAATAAGAGGAGAATCACAATGGAAAATCGTTTTGACAAGTTTACTGATAAAGAATTATATTTACTCAATAGGCACGCGGTTGAGTCTACACATTCTATATTGGCTCTAGATAATATTTTATACACAAAAGAAGAACGAGCAATTCACACTGACCTTCTTATAGAAATCAACGCGGCAGTTATTAATAGAACTAGAAGAAATATGGTCGAAACAAGAATCGTAAAGAGGGGCGATGTTTATAAATAGATTTTGCGCCTGGCTATTTTAGCGATAGTCAGGCATTTTCTCTTTTTTTCTCGTTTCGCGCTAAGAACATGCTCTTTTATGAAGAGAAAGAAGTCAAATGATCTAAAATTTAACTTTTTCTTTTTTATTTGCAATTTTAAGGAGATGATTAATCATGGCAAAAAAAGAAAGAGATTTCCAATCCGATCTTATACAAGAATTAAAAAAATCATTTCCGGGTTGTGTTGTAATGAAGACGGATTCTGGGTATATTCAAGGAATCCCAGATCTACTCATCTTATATAAAAATAAATGGGCGGCCTTAGAATGTAAACAACATTCAAGGGCTAAACGACAACCTAATCAGGAATACTACGTTGGTCTAATGGATGAAATGTCGTTTTCAAGATTTGTTCATCCGGAGAATAAGGAGGAGATACTTCATGCACTTCAACAAGCATTCTCTCTTTGAGGGTCGACATGCCTTTCTAGGAGCTAGTAAATATCATTGGATAAATTATGATGAAGATAAAATCGCCGACACATACTCTAAATTTTTGGCAATACAACGAGGTGTCGAGTTGCACGCTTTTGCGGCACAATGTATATCTTTAGGGCAGAAACTTCCAAAGTCAAACAAAACTTTAAATATGTATGTCAATGACGCAATAGGATATAAGATGGTACCAGAACAGATATTATTCTATTCTGAAAATTGTTACGGGACGACAGATTCTATTTCTTTTAGGAATGATATTCTGAGAATCCATGATTATAAATCTGGCGAAACACCTGCTAAAATAGAACAGCTTGAGATATATGCGGCGTTGTTTTGTTTGGAGTATAAAGTAAAACCATCAGACGTCGACATACAATTACGAATATATCAGTATGATGATGTGTTCAAACATAATCCACAATCCGATGAAATTCTTCCTATAATTGGAAAAATTATAAACTTTGATAAGATTATAAATAATATTAAAGAACAGGAGGCATAATTATGAGTCGCATGGTCAGAAATATTCCTGATGATATACTGGATCAATTAGACCATTCAGGCATGCCTCGGCGTTCTGGAAGATATCCTTGGGGGTCTGGAAAAGAAAAATATCAAAGGACCGAAGACTTCTTAGCTCGTATTGATGAGCTTAGAAAACAAAAAGTTACATATTTAGACGAAAGCACGGGACAAAGATATACCGGCGATACTGCAATATCTAAAATTATGGGTTTTCCATCATCTACAGAATTTCGAACGCAGAAAAGTTTAGCGACTGCGGAGAGAAGAGGATTATTGTATGATACGGCATACGGTTTACAAGAAAAAGGATATTCCCCAACAGAAATTGCCAAACAGATGGGTTATCCCAATGAGTCTTCTGTCAGATCGCTTCTTAATGAAAAGTCAAAAACTAGAATGTCTATTGCGGAAAACGCGGCAGCTATGCTGAAAGATGAAGTGGATAAGTATGGAATGGTAGAAGTTGGTGCCGGAACAGAACGCCAATTCGATATGTCTCCGGAGAACATGAAAAAAGCTCTTTATATTCTCAAGATGGAAGGATATCCAACTTGGGGAGGAGGAACACCTCAAGTAAATAATAAAGGTCGTCAAATAAATTTGAAAGTTTTGTGTCCTCCTGGAACCGAGCATAAAGAAATATTCCCTGCTAGAGATGCTGGGAAGATTCATTATATTCGTGATATAGAATCTGATGATGGAGGAGAAACGTTCAGACCGGCATGGGTATATCCTAAAAGTATGGATTCGAGTCGTATAAAAATAAACTATGCAGAAACCGGCGGCGCAGAGAAAGATGGTGTTATAGAGTTAAGAAGAGGGGTGGATGATATTTCCCTTGGCGGCTCCAGATACTCTCAAGTTCGTATACTAGTCGATAGTAATCGATATCTTAAAGGGATGGCTGTATATTCTGACAACATGCCAAAAGGCGTCGATGTTGTATTTAATACCAATAAAAAATCAGATGTCCCCAAAATGGATGTATTGAAAAAAATATCAGATGACCCAGATAATCCTTTTGGATCATTGATTAAAGCCGGAGTAGTTGACCCGAATGACCCTGGAAGCCCTAAAAAAGGCGGTCAGAGCTATTATTATGACAAAGATGGTAATAAGCAATTATCTTTGATAAATAAGAGGGCCGACGAAGGAGATTGGAGCTCTTGGTCCGACTCTTTACCTTCGCAGTTCTTGTCTAAGCAGAATCAACCACTGATAGACAGGCAACTTAAACAGTCCATAGAAGATAAACAAGCAGAATTTGACGAATATAAGTCTTTAGAAAATCCTACTATTAAAAAGATTTTATTAAAGTCATTTTCTGACGATTGCGATTCCGCCGCGGTACATCTACAAGCATCCGCTTTACCTAGACAAAAATATCAAGTAATAATGCCAATACCGTCAATGAAGGACAACGAAGTATTTGCTCCAAGATATATGGATGGCGAGAAAGTTGCTTTAATAAGATATCCTCACGGGGGCACGTTTGAAATACCTATCTTAACGGTTAACAATAAACATGCAGAAGCAAAAAAGATATTTGGAACCACCCCTACAGATGTTGTTGGAATTAATAGCAAAGTGGCGTCACAACTTTCTGGAGCAGATTTCGATGGCGACACCGTTATGGTAATCCCAACCGGGAACAAAGTCCATATTTCTGCACGGCCGGAATTAAAAGGGCTTAAAGGTTTCGACCCAAAGGAGGTTTACGGACCAACAAAAGTCGTAACCGACCCAGCAACAGGTAAAGATCGATATTTCAGAAATGGTAAAGAATATAAACCCATGACTGAAAAGAAGAAACAAATAGAAATGGGTATAGTTTCCAATCTTATAACAGATATGACATTATTGGGAGCGGATGACGGTGAAAAAGCAAGAGCCGTAAAACATAGCATGGTCGTAATCGATGCGTATAAACATCATTTAGATTATAAATCAAGTTATGATGAAAATGGTATAGCCGCTCTTAAAAAGGCTTATCAGGGAAGAACCGAGAACGGAAAATATAAACAAGGTGCATACACTGTAATATCCCGTGCTAAATCCCCAATTGATGTTCCAAAATCAGTTGGAACTCCAAAAACAAATACTCCAGGGAAACCATGGTATGACCCAAACCGTCCAGAAGGTGCTCTTATTTGGAACAGGCCAATAAA